CAAGAAGGGATGAGTCGTGCTGAGTCATTTGACGATGCGTTTTCTAAAGCTCGTGGAGCTGGTGAAAAGTCGTTTAATTGGCGTGGTCGTACTTACAACACCAAAATTAAAGGAGAGTGATTATGGCTGACAAGAAGAAAAGTCCTTGTTGGAAGGGCTACGAAATGGTTGGTACCAAAAAGAAAGGTGCTAAAACCGTCCCTAATTGCGTACCTAAAAAATGAAAGAAATTAAAGGTTATAAAACTAAAAGCGACAAACAAGTTGCTCAAAATGATGATGCACGTCATCGTCAAGAAGATATTTTGATTCTCAAAATGATTAGAAGTGGTCAGCTTGGACCGATGACTCCTAAGCTCAAAGAATCAGAACAAACAATCCTTGGTCGTCTTAAAAAGGCTTAAATTATGCCCTCTTTTGAAATCAAACAAGGTCCTAAAAAGCCTTCAGGAAGCGGTCCTACCCTTCCTCAAACTGGTGAAACCAAAACTCTTCCTCAAGGTCATCCCTATCGTCAAGGTTCTATTGACGTAAAACTGGCTTACAGGATGAAGCAAGGATTTGGCGGTAAAGCGTAATGGATCCGTCGTTCCTTCTTTCTTTGTTCTTAGGTGCCTCTAGTGTTGCTGGAGGTGCTTTTGCTTGGTCTCATAAACGCCACAGTGAACTTGACAGGAGGATCGACTCTGTAGAGATGACGATTCACAAAGAATTTGTTAGAAAGGACGAGCTTATGCCGATGATGGACAGAATCGATAAACAGATTCAACACATCGACGAGAAACTCGACCGGATTCTTCTCAATGGCAGACATCTCTCTCCGTGACGTAGCTAAGTACTACAACAACCAAGAACATCAAAACTTTGCTCTTGATTTTCTACAGGATCACATTCCTGAAGGAATCTTGGCAAAGTTTTCTGATTTGTGGAGATCAGGTCCAAAGAACACGTTGCCTAATAACAGCCAAGGTGTTTGTTTAAACGTTCCGTATGAATATCAACTAGATAACGAAAGTGGTACTGGGTGGAGAGAGTGTTTTAGTTCTAGCTGTGCAATGGTTGCTCGCTATTACAAAAAGGTAAAGAACGATGATGAGTACAACCGTATTAGACGACGCTTTGGAGACTCAACTAACGCTCAAGCTCAGCTTGATGCTCTCGAGTACCTTGGACTACGCGCTAAATTCGTTCAGAACGGCACCCCAGAGCTCCTCAGACGCGAGTTAGACGCAAGTAGGCCTGTTGTAGTCGGTTGGCTACACAAAGGCCCTGTAGGGGCTCCTAGCGGTGGCGGACACTACTCTGTTGTTATTGGATACATTCCTGGTGCTTGGATACATCACGACCCTAATGGTGAAGCCGATATGGTCCGTGGAGGCTATACCAATCACAGCGGTGGTAAAGCGGTGGTTTATAGCCAAAAGAATTGGAACAAAAGATGGGAAGTGGAAGGTCCTGGATCTGGTTGGGCTATTTTGATTGAGAACCCTCAGTCCTAATTTTTATGGACTTTACCGATCCTGCAGTACAAGCAGTTCTGTGGTCACTAGCTTTTGTGCTCTCTGAACTTGTTGGTATGTCAAAACTGAAAGAAAACAGCCTCGTACAATTGGGGTTGAAAGCGTTTCGAGTGATTTATGGCAGCTTCTCCAAAAAAGTCTCTAAATAAGACTGAAGGTCTTGCTTCAGAAGACGATCTGTTTTCACTGCACCGTTTGGTTGCTACAAAACTGATTGATCAATTGAATCGTGATGACGTAAAAGCGTCTGACCTTGCTAACGCCATTAAATTCCTTAAAGACCAAGGTATTACTGCCCTTAACGGCGGTGACGTTAGCGCTATTTCTGAAATGATTTCTGCACTGCCAGAAGTCGATATCAAGAAAGTTAGAAGCTATATTGGTGCTTAGGAACTAATACTTCCTATATGTACCAAGCAAAGCCCCCGGTATGGTGAGTCAATCGCCTGCTGGGGGTTTTGTCTATTTAACGCCAGAGGCTGCTATGGCTAATCTCCAAGCCCTTCAGCGACGAGAAGCAGTAAAACAATGGAGACAATCAATTAAAGAAGCGTTTGGGTGTAAATGTGCGTATTGCGGAGTTAAAAGCAGTGACCTAACTCTTGATCACGTTCACCCCAAAACTAAAGGTGGTGAGGATTTGGCAACCAATATCGTTCCAGCTTGTAAGCGTTGTAACCATGAAAAGGGAAGCTTTCATTGGAAAACTTGGTTTCAAGGCACCCCTGATTATTGTGAAGAGCGAGCTACGCAAATCGAGCAATGGATGAATTGCCTCCTATGCCCAATCTCAATCTCTCCATAGAGCAGCAGCTACGGGTAGAGCAAATGAGGCGGGATATCCCAAACGCCAGTAGGGCAGACCTTGAAAAGATGCTCTATGAGTTCATCAAGATGAATTTGATCCTGCAGAATAACTTGAGTCAAGTATTCAAGTGGGCTGCTAATGCCAAGGACTTCAAAGCAAACTGAGCAAATTATTCAGGAAGCTGTAGCGTCGTTTCCTGTTTTTGCTACTCACCTTTGGCACTACCTTCGTCTACCAAGTCCTACACCTGTCCAATACCAAGTAGCTGACTACCTACAAGAAGGTCCTAGTCGGCGCATCATCATGGCGTATAGGGGCTGTGGTAAGTCGTTTTTGACGGCTGGTTACGTGCTGTGGAGGCTACGTCGAGATCCCGACTGTAAGGTGCTAGTGATCTCTGCAGCTCAAGACCGTGCAGATGCGTTCAGTGTGTTCTGTCATGACCTTCTCAGAAATTGGTTCATGGTTAAGGATCTCTTTCCAAGCGACACTCAACGGTTTTCCAAAGTTGCTTTTGACGTTTACGGAGCCAAACCTGATCAGTCGCCCTCAGTACGATCCAGTGGAATCTTTGGTCAAATCACTGGTTCCCGTGCTGATCTCATCGTGGCTGATGACGTTGAAACACCCCAGTCGTGTGAAACCCAACTAATTCGAGACAAGCTTCGGGAATCCATCAAAGAATTTGACTCGGTGATCAAGCCAGGTGGAGAGATCATTTTTCTTGGCACTCCCCACACTCAAGACAGTGTTTACGCAAAGCTTGAGGTCTCTGGATACGAAGTCAGAATTTGGCCTGCTTTGTACCCAACTAATAAGAAGTTCAAGGACTATTACGGCAATCGACTAGCTCCAAAGATCAAAGCTGATCTAGCTAAAGATTCCACCCTGGCTGGACACCCTGTAGATCCCAAACGTTTTGATTGGGAAGAACTGGAAGCACGACAGCTTTCTATTGGTCGTTCTACGTTCAACCTCCAGTTCCTGCTGGATATTTCTCTAAGTGATGAGGAACGGTTTCCTCTCAAACTCAGAGACCTTTGTGTGTTCCGCCTAAACCGTGAACAAGGACCTAACAAAGTTATTTGGCTAGCTAACGGCGATAAAGCACTTGATCTCCCTTCTGTAGGCCTACATGGAGACCTGTTTTACAAACCTGCCCAAATTGGAGACGAGTTTCTTGAGTACACCGGGGTTGTCATGGCTGTTGACCCCTCTGGACGAGGTAGTGATGAGCTCGGTTATTCGGTAGTTGCATACCTCAACGGAAATCTTTTCCTCCTTGCTAGCGGTGGCCTTAGGGGCGGTTATAGCGAGCCAAACCTTAAAAAGCTCGCGTTGATCGCTAAGGAGTACAAGGTCAAGGAGATATTGGTCGAAAGCAACCTTGGCCTCGGGATGTTCTCGGAGCTTTTGAAGCGATACCTCGGAACGATTTACCCCTGCAGTGTTGAAGAGGTCCGACACACAAAACAAAAGGAGCTCAGGATTATTGACACCCTTGAGCCTGTCCTGAACCAACACCGGCTCATGGTCGATACGAACGTAATCCTGAACGATATTGCTTCCACTGAGAGCTACCCAACAGAAACTCGTAGTCAATACCAGCTCTTCTTTCAACTCACCAGGATTACTAAGGAGAAGAACTCGATTCGTCATGATGACCGCCTAGATGCCCTTGCAATGGCTGTCCAGTACTTTACGGAGTCGATGGCTCAAACAGAGCAAAAAGCTATTGCAGCTCGTGAAGCGGAACAGTGGGAACTAGAACGACGGTTTATCCAAGGGGATGGAGGTCTCTCTATTGATGCCCTTGGTTACGCCACATCCCTTGAAGACCTTCAGAAAGCCTCTACAGCGATGTCAGGTGGTTGTAACTGGCTCGATAACTAAGTCCTCTCAGAATCGCCTAGAAGGCCCCTCTAGACCCCTTAGGGGTACTCTGGTACCTAAAGAGGGTTACAGGGGCCTTAGAGGGGCTTTTAGAGGCCTCTCAGAGCGAATTAAGTGCTTGAGTTACTAGTAAAGGGATTGCTTCATCTAAAGACAGCTCAAAGGAACCTTCTTTTGCCCAAGCCTTTAATTTTTGATACGACTCGGTTGTAAACATCACAGGAACTAAGACTTCAATCATTCCTTGCTCTGAGTCAAACAAAACAGGCATGGTGGGTCTTACGCAGGAACAGCCAGAGGTTAACCACCCCCTCAAAGGGCTTACGTCAAAACAGCCACCTTTAAAACTGGTCCCTCTAGGACTTACGCTCTTGACAGCCGTGGTTAGAGTGTATTTATAAGTATTTAAAAAGGCAATAAAAGAGCTCTTTTATAGAAGGTTTTAAAAGAATCTTTTATTGTCCTCCTTTTAAAAACACTTAAAGACCTCTTTTATTAAGACTTTTAAAAAGGTTTCTTCTATCTCCTCTTTAGAGACCTCTTTAAATGCTATCTTTAAGTGCCTCTTTAACTACTGATGAAAGTTCCTAGTGTCTCTTTGGTTACTAAGACACCAGATACAGAGGAATTGATTGTTTATATGGCTAGGGTTAGTAATCCTAGTAATCAACACAGCAATAGCAATAACGAAAAACTAATTAACTATTTAATTACCCATAAACACTGGTCTCCTTTTGAGATGTGTCATCTAGTCCTAGAAATCAACACCACTAGGTCTATAGCTGCACAGATCTTGAGGCATAGGTCTTTTAGCTTTCAAGAGTTTTCTCAAAGGTATGCAGATGTTAAAGAACTAGCTAACAACATCCAAGTACCTCACCTCAGAAGACAAGACCTAAAGAACAGACAAAATTCTATTGATGATTTAGATGCAGCAAAAACTCAGGTCTTTTACAGACGTATTACTCAACTGTTTGAAGAGTCTCAAGACCTTTATAGAGAGATGGTAAGTAGCGGTGTAGCTAAAGAAACAGCTAGAGATGTCCTACCCCTAGCTACTCCTACAAAGCTCTATATGGCTGGTTCAATTAGGAGTTGGATTCACTACATAGATCTACGGTCTCAAAATGGGACTCAACTGGAACATATAAACATTGCTAACGAAGCTAAAAGGATCTTTTGTTCAGAGTTTCCTACTATTGGTAAAGCACTGAACTGGATCTAACTGTGGCTCGTAACTACCGTAAGGAATACGATAACTACCACTCCTCTCCAGAACAACGAGAGAACAGGTCCAGTAGGAACAAAGCTAGGCGTAAAGCTGTTAAAGCTGGTTACAAAGTCAAAGGAAAAGATGTAGATCACAAGAACGGTAACCCTCGAGATAACAGGCTCTCTAACCTCTCTGTGACCTCTAAGGGGTACAACAGGTCTAAGAAGTAGCTACAACCCCCTTCCAGGGGCTTCTGGAGGGGTCTGGTGAGGTTTTAAAGGGGTCCTAAAGGGCTCCTTTTTTATTTTTGAGGGTGTCAAAGGTTTTTGCTTCAGATTTTTGAGCACTAGTTAACGTATTGCCCCGCCGCCGCTACCCCCTGGGGGCCTTTAATGGCGCCTGTAGTACAAATGTTCCCGAAAAGCCATTGATAAGTATTCGTAATGTGTCGAGCCTATTGATACGAATTCGTAATGAGTCGAGGGTCTGGGCCTGAGGGCATATATACGCGCGCGCAAGGCCACATCACAGAGCCTTCTGAGAGCCCTCTAACAGCCTCTCAAAGCCCTCTAACAGCTTTTCAGCACTCCTGACACCTACAGCGCCTTACAACGCCTCTACAGCGCCTCTCATGACCCTCTCAGTGTTTTGTAAAGACTTATGAACAGACCTTGACCAGGGCTAGGGCGAGTCGATACCTTGTCCCTTGTCAGCTTCAGGGCTGGCTCTTTCCTTTCCACCTTTCAACCAATGACAAGCTTTGCTCCTTACTCAATCTGTCGAATGACAGACGAGGGTTATCTAAAAGTTCTGGCTGGCTTTGATACCTACGAAAAGGCCGACGAAGTTGTAGATAACTTCTCAGATCGATTCCCGTTTGCTCTCGTTGATATTTATTCCCGTTCAGTGATTCTCAACTGTGAGGTTGTGAAGTGATGAAACCAATTACTTACAAACTCGAGAGCTCTTACGGAAGACTAAGAGCCTATCCAGTGGATCAAGAGGCAATCCTTTTGTGTCACTTGACGCAATCGAAGACACTACTCCCTGGCTCCATTGGTGACATCAAAGGTCTGGGTTATCTACCTGTTGATCGAGATGGCTTTGAGATCGACCCTAAGGAGCTTTACTAATGCTCTCCCTCATTGCTGCCCTTAGTTGT